TTCCAAAATCAACTATTCATGGATGGCTTAAAAAAAGACCTAGTGATTTAAGGATAGATGATGACGTTGTTGCGACCTATGCCGAACGACTAGGGAAAGAGCTTGGAGATGATTTAATAATAAAAGCTAAAACTTGCATTGATAACGCAATGCATGAGGATAAGATTTTACGCAGTAGTAGCAAGGATTTGAGCGTTATGGCTTCAATCTTCATTGAAAAAGCTCAATTAATAAAAGGGAAGCCTACTAGCAATAATTTTACTTACATTAAAAAACAAGATAAAAACCATAATGAATTAAACAATCTAGAAAATGAATTGAGAATAATTGACATTGAATTAGACGAAAAAGAAGACGAAAACTAAATATCATGATTAATTTGAGTTCAAAACTATTAAATTGTGTTTCATTAATATGGAAACAACATAAATTTATACTTTTTTTTCTGTTTATTTTGACTTTGATTTTTGGCCATTTTTCGTCAGGGGGGTCGAGGGCGATATATATATATACACGTCCCCCACATCTTAAAAAAAATTTCAAAAGGCCTCTTAAAAAAAACTTCAAAAGGCTAAATTACAAAAAGCCCACCCTTAGCAACCTATCCAAAACAGCAGATAGATTTAAGCGGTGTGTGATGTATAGAGCTGAGAACGTTATGCTGAGGTTAGCAAGATGATGAAGATGCTTGATTTATTTAGTGGTATTGGGGGTTTTAGTTTAGCTGGCGAATGGTCAGGATTTGAAACTGTGGGTTTTTGTGAGATTGATAAGTATTGTCAAAAAGTGTTGAAAAAGAATTTCCCTGATGTGCCGATATTTGATGATATACGAAAATTAAGTAGGAGCGATATAGATGGAGCAGTTGACGTTATTACAGGAGGATTTCCTTGCCAGCCCTTTAGTGTCGCAGGACGAAAAAAAGGAACGCAAGATGACCGTGACCTCTGGCCGCAGATGTTTAGAGTTATTAAGGAATTTAAGCCCACTTGGGTCATTGGTGAAAACGTTGCTAACTTCGTCAGTATGGCATTCAAACGCACGAAAACTGACTTGGAAAGTGAAGGCTACGAAGTGCAACCATTTATTATACCAGCTTGCGGTGTCGGAGCGAGACATAGACGAGATAGAGTTTGGATTGTGGGCTACTCCAAACACAATGGACTCAATTCAGCGAAGCAAAGACTCATCTGCCAAAACAATGGCCAACACCGACAGCATCAGACAATCGAGACAGGGGGAATTTATCAGACCCTTGTGTAAAAAGAAGGATAGAGAAAGGAAAGCAAATAGGACTGACTACAGCCGTCAAGAAGACCAAGACTGGTGGAAGTCTGAACCCAACGTGGCTCGAGTGGCTTATGGGGTATCCAATAGGGTGGACAGAATTAAAGGACTAGGCAATGCCATAGTTCCACAAGTAGCTTATCAGATATTAAAAGGTATAAGTGAGGTTTGTGATGATTAGGAGATACATAAATGACTGAGCTAGAAAAGCTTATTATTGGAGTTTTATTGATTTTTTTTAGTGTATTGTTAATGGTGTTATTATTTAAGAGAGATCGATATTATCGTGGCTATAGGCCAAGAAATAAGGGAGGATAATTATGATTGGTAAGATAGCTAAAGGGTTAAAGGTTGTGAGTGGTGTTAAGCATTTAAGTGAATTGGCGAAAGTGGCTAAAGAGATAAAAGAGTTAGGTGATGAAGCTAAAAAAGTTAGATTAGAGGCAGAAAAAGAGGTATTAAAAGACAAATTAAAAGATAAGAATGTATTTGATTTAGATATAGTGAACCAAAAAAAAGATAAGTTAGATACGGTAGTTATGGCAAGTATCTTTTTGACAGGCGTTTTGATGTTTTTTCCTCAAACAAGTGATGCGATATATCGTGGTTGGGTACAGTTTGAGTACAGCCCTGAGATTTTCAAGATTTGTGTTTATGGGTTATTGGTGAAGGTGTTTGGTGGTAAGGTTGTCTATGATGTGTTTAAAGGGTTAAAAGAGGTTATGGGTAATAGAGTGGTTAATAGTATTGAGTCTAAAAAAAAGAAATAGAATGGAATTTGAGATAATTGTTAAGAAGGATGGTGAGGTGATAAAAGAATTTCTTTTAAGTAAAGAGGAAGAAATTTTTAAGGTGAGAGAAGCTAGAGATAGTGACGTGTTAGAGGTGGGATATATTAAGCATAGAGAAGGGGATGGGTTGTTGAAATTAGTTGCAAAAGCAATGCTTCGAGGTTGGGCAAAAGGAAACAGTTGCGACCAATGAAACAAACGTTAGTAGCTCGGTTTAGTGTATGTGAATTATGTAATAGTCAGTTATTGCCTATGAAAGTAGTGACTGATAATGGTGATGTGTATGGGTATCGATGTGAATGTAAACAACGTGATAAATCGTATCCGCAGATTGTTTTAGATAATCAAACAAACACATCCAATGACAGACAAAGCTAGACGAGAATTATTACTAAAAAAACGACAACAAATTCTTGCTCAGATTGCTAAAAAGCAACGAGAAAACAAAGAATTACAACGAAAAATAAGACAACATGAGATTGATAACAAATTATTATACTTTGGACATCCTGGGAAAGGGTACTTAGGTAAACAAAATACGTGGGAACCAAACAAGATACAAAAAGAGTTTTTTAAAGCGACAAAAAATAAGCAATACAAACATTTTGTGTTATATGGCAGTAACAGGATCTCCAAAACGTTCAGTACGACAGGCGTAATTGCGTTGTTAGGGATGCGTGGGCATTTTCCTTGGGAAGACCCCGAAGTGGTAGGTCGTTGGTTTTGGGAATTGCATAATTGGGAACCACCAATAAAGATACGGATTGTAGGTCAAGCATGGGAATCGCATATTAAAGGCACAATCATTCCAACAATAAACGAATTATGGCCAAAAAGTTGGGGTATTAAAAGCAAAAAGAACAATTTAGGCGTAGATGCGTTTTGGACAGACCCATTAACAGGTAGCACAGTCGAGATCATGAGTAACAAGTCAGAAAGTGATGTGTTTGAAGGAGCCAGTTCGCACATAAATTTGTTCGATGAACCTTGTCGTGAAGATGTTTGGACAGCGTGTGTGCGAGGGTTAGTCGATTTTAACGGATTGGCTTTTTATGCAGCCACTCTCTTAAAGGAACCATTTCTCGAAGAACGGATAATCGAAATGACCGATGAAAATGGGTTGCCTGATAAATCTGTTTATAGCGTTTTTGGAACTATGGAGGCTAATAAAGGGCATGGAATTAGTCAGGAAGGAATTGATAATTTTAAAAAAGGGTTAAGTCAGGAAGAATACGAACGGCGAGTGCTTGGAAAGACAGCGTTCAGAAGTGGGTTATTGCTTAACATTGATAAAAAGGTGCATTTTATTGATCGGTTTAAAATCCCGTCACACGCCATGATCGAGGTCGGAATTGATATTGGACCTACAAAAGGCCATAGTATCCTGTTTTGTGCGACTGATGAGATGGGGATTAAATATGTGTGTTTTGAGGAACATGTTTTAGGGGATGGTACTGCGATTGCCGAAAGCATTATCGATAAAAAACATCGTTACAATTTAAGAATTACAACTGTGTTATGTGACCCATTAGCAAAGGGCGATCAAACAAACTTCCAAAGTACCTGGGAAAAAATTGATATAGCCTTAAACAGGCACGAAATGTACTTAGTGGCAGGCTCAAAAGACAAAAATGATGGGATTATTGCAATTAATAATTTGTTAATGACAGTTAATAAAATGCCAGCGTTATTTATATTTAGAGATTTACCGATTGCAACCAAACAGTTGTATGCATGGCGACAAGAAAACGGAATTATAAGTAAAAAAGATGATGATATGTGTGAGAATTTGTACCGAATCATTCTTTTGGGTACAGAATACGAAGAACCGAGTTATGGGAACGATTATTATAGTTCTGCTTATGAGCAACGTAACCCTATCACTGGGTATTAAAAGGAGAAAAAAACACGATGGTACATAATAACGATATTTTGATGATGTATTTTCAGAGTTGTTTAAACTTACCGTATAGGTGGGGTGGTAACAATCCTGTTGATGGGTTTGATTGTAGTGGATTTATCCAAGAAGCTTTAGCTGTTATTGGAAAAGACCCTGTAGGTGATCAAACCAGTCATGGGTTATACGAAATATTTAAATTGGATGGGGTGATAAAGAAAAACGCATCGTTTGGGGCTTTATTATTTTTTGGAAATGAATACAAGATTAAACATGTAGCGATTGCGTTAAACGAAACGACCATGATTGAAGCTGGTGGTGGTGGGTCACGAGTAACAGACCTAGAAAACGCAATTAAATATAATGCGTTTGTGCGTGTTAGGCCGATTGCAAGGCGATCTGATTTAGTGGCTGTTATTGAGGTGATGTAATGGATGATTTAATTAAAAAAATGGAAAAACTTAAATTAAATGTGGATTGTGCTGTTGTTGAGATGGAAATGAAACAAGGTAATGTAAAGAATTTGTTAGAAGCATCAGAGGAGTTAGCTGAAATATTAGGTAACTGGATTCACGCTTTGCAAAATTTAAAAATTAAGGAGAAAACATAATGCCAAAAAAAGGGTTGTATAGCAATCTTCATGCTAAACGAAAACGAATAAAAGCTGGAAGTGGTGAAACCATGAGAAAGCCTGGAACTAAAGGGGCACCGACAGCGAAAGCTTTTAAGCAAGCAAGGTGAAATGGGGATATGGCAAGTAACTGTTGTGATGCAAAAACAAAACGTAACAAATACAAAAAGTTAGTATGCACAGCATGTCAGAATGTGTGTGAGAAAGGAGGTCATCGTGCGAAAAACATTAACGAAGAAACAGCAAGAACTAATGAAAGAACACAGGAAGCATCATTCCAAGGCACACTTGGATTATATGAAAACGTTGATGCTGAAAGGAAAAACGTTCATGCAGTCTCATAAGGAGGCCAAAAAAAAATATGGAAAATAAAGAAAACTCAAAAATTAATTTTTCTAAAATAAGAACGGTTGGGGATATGCGATTAATTATCGAATTGTTAGGGTTTACTGCATTTATCAAAGGAAGCACGTTAGAAAAATTTGATCATCGAAAAATAAATTTAGCGTATAAACGAGGCATTTTAGAGGTGTCAAATGAGGAAGATGACCAGTTGGAGGCATTAAATGAAGAAAAAAACTAAGAAAAAACAAACAAAAAAACCAATGAAAAAAGGGGGCTACTAATGCAAATACCACAAACAACAATAGATCAAGAATTTGAGAGTATTTATGAGGATAATCAAGTTGATGATGCTTATGCTCAAAAAGCAAAAGATGTGGCAGAAGACCCTGAAAGTTTTTATTTTGATAATTTAGCTGAGACGTTAAAAGAAGATGACTTGCAACGGATTTCTAATGAAGTTATTCAAGGGTTTGAAAATGATAATGACAGTATTTCTGAATTAAAAGAGTTGAGGATGCGATACAATAAGATGTTTGATCTTACGCACGAAGAAACGCATTTTCCTTGGGAAAATTCTGCAAATATTCGATTGCCTAATTTGACAAAGGCGTGCATACAATTTGCATCACGAGCTGGGCTAAATTCTGAGCAAGGAGAAGAAATTGTCAAAATTGACCCTGTAGCATCGGATCAAGAAAGTTTTTTACGTGCAAAAAATGTATCGTTACACTTTAATCACCAACTAAAGTTTGCAAAACCCAACCATTATTTATCACATCGAAAAACTAGGATGCAGTTAGCAAGAGATGGGTATGCTTTCAGGAAAGTATATTGGGATAGTATGAAAAAGCAAGTAGTAAGTGAACATATTTTACCAGAAGATTTTGTGGTTAATTATTATTCTCGTAGCTTAGAGACGTGTTACCGATACACACACATTTTGAAGATGAATGAAAATCAAATCAAACTTAAGATGGCTCAAAAAATATATCGAGAAGCGGATATTTCTGAATTATCACATAGTGACGTTGACCAAGAAACGGAGTTAAGTAATCAAAATATGGGTGTTAATGTACCTGATGATGATTTCACTACAGTAAGAGACGTATTGGAATGTCACACGTATATCTATTTAAAAGAAAACGATGAGTTGCGTATTCCTGTCATCGTTACAGTCGATAAAGATAGTGAAAAAGTATTACGAATTGTAAGGCGTAGTCACCCTGAAACAGGCGAACCAATGCACTATTTTACATCCTATGAGTTCATTTCCAACGATAAATCAATCTATGGGTATGGATTTGGGCATTTGTTATACAACATTGTTTCTGCCATGAACGCAGCGACAAATCAAATGATTAATGCAGGTACATTACAAACAACCGCAACAGGAATTGTTAGTAAACATATGGGGTTAAAAGGTGCCAAAAGCATGAAAATGGCTGAGTTTTTGGTTGCGGATGGTAGAGTGGATGATCTAAAAAAACATTTCATGCAACTTAGTTTTGCAGCCCCTAGTCAGGTTTTGTTGTCGTTATTGCAATATTTAGGTGAGCAAGCTGACCAGCTATCAACGATAACTGAAATCATGGTAGGACAGCAAAAAAGCGATACCACAGCAACGAGTGCCACGATTGCTCAACAAGAGAGTTTAAAGCTTTTTACAGATATTCAAAAAGCGTATCACACAACGTTAGGGCATGAATTTCAATGCATGAAAATGCTGTACAGTATTTTCTTGGATGAGACGCAAACCGTTGACATTCAAGGGGTGCAACCGTTCATGATTAGCAGGCGTGACTACAGCACAAATCTAACTATTATTCCTACCGCCGACCCGAACGTCATGAACCAACAGAAAAAAGTGGGTCAAGCAGAATACTTATTGAATAATATTATTAAACAAGACCCCTTCTTATCACAAAGTCCTGATGCTTTATTTATTGGTACAAGCAATCTATTGGAAGCTATGGGTACAAGTCCAAAATTAATAGATAGTTTACAAGCAATTTATGCACAATCTGTGCAACAACAACAACAAGCACAGCAGTTAGCACAACAACAAGATCAACAGGCACAACAAGCTCAACAACTTGAATCTGATCTGGCAGAAACCGACCAAAAAGAACAAGAGCAAAGAGAAAATTTAGAACAGGATTTAGCAGAGATTGAAAATCAAGAAGAAGGAGGTGAAGCGTAGTTGGTTAAAAGCAATTTTGTGAATGAATATGAATTAATACAAAAGAATGTGTCGTTTATTGATGAAGATATTTCACATGAAGATTACAAAGATTGGATTAAGCACCCATTAACAATCTTATTTTTTAATTGGGTTTTTAAGAAAAAGATTGAGTCTCAGGAATCTATTTTTTTTAATGCTGAAAACACACAATCAACATATAAAAGTATAGGGGCTGTACAAGCTTATGAAGATGTCATAAATAAATTTAAGGAGTTATAGTTTGAAGAAAAAAATAGCTAAAATATTAATCCCAAACGCAGTTGTGGTTAAACAAAAGATTGAGGAGACAAAGAGCGGTATTATTTTGTCCAAAGAATCAACACATGGGGGGTCAATGGAACGCTTTGACGGAGAAGTTATTGCTATAGGTGATAGCGTCACGACAGTAACCGTAGGTGATTTTGTTTCGTTCGGAAGAAACTCGTTTTCTATTAAAAAATATGATGGTGAAGAATTTTTTTATTT